AGGTCGTCGCGTAGGTCGCTCATAGGCGTTGAAAGGCACGCCGTCGCCTAAGCGTTTGGGCTATAAGGTGGCCTGTTCGGTGTCCGGGAGGGCGTCCGTATGAAGTAACGGCTGTAAGAGCCAATCAATATAGGACCGCGGCGTTGAGTTCGTCGCTAACACTTGCCCGTTGTACGGCTCATGTCTATACCCTTTGACAGCACCCCAGTACGATTTTGGACGCGTGTTTTCAACGCGGTGGCGGTACTCATACGATCCTCGGAAACTCGGTTGCTCTACCGGATAACTCGTTTCAAAAGCCCGTTCATAAGCGACAGGTAAACCAAACATTTCGCCTTTGAGGATTGTCGGGTTATGGAGCGGCGCGTTGGGCTGGTTTTCAATAATCCACTCGTCACAATATTCGCGTGCTATCTTTCGGGCGAGGGGGATGAGATTTTCGGCGTCCTCGGCGTCGCGTTGCGTCCACTTGTAACACGGCGGGTGAAATAGACCGAGGTCAAAATCGTGGGTGAATAGTTTTGCGAGGTCCACTTGCGTAAGGTCAACCGCAATCGTCGCGTCCGTGTATGGCGTTTCCTGCGGGTCAAGACCGACGCGTGTGATTCGGCCGTAAGGAGCTAACGCCTCCGACTCAACACCTTCATCTGCGAAAGCGTGAAGTATCCGCCACTCATTACCACTACGTGCCTCCCCCGAGGCGTTTTCTGACATACAAGACGCATAGCGCCCGCGCCACTAAGGCTTACCGATTAGAGGTCTTGCCACCCCGGCGGCGCTTTTGAGAACGTAGAGCGTTCGTTGATATGTACGATCCAAGATTCAGGCCGCGCCATGTTGCGGTCCATGTCGTCGTCATGTTCTGGTGCCTCGGCAATCATATCCTGAAGCTCCTCCATCGGCACGGGTGTCCCGTTGTGGAAGGGGTTCGTTTGCCGTATTAGCCACTCGCACGCTTCGGTTTGCCTTGCGTCACCCGGATCGGCTCCCGTCCAATAGAACAGCGCTTCATCCTCCCCGCGCTCCTCGTATCCGGCCTGTCGTGCCGAGTTCAAAACTGCGCTGCTTTCAGTCCGCGCGATCCGCTCGGCGTCGTCACGCGACAGGTCGGCAAAGTCCATGATGCTCTCGGTCATGGAGTCAAGCGTAAAGTCGTCGGTGCCGAGCGCGTCCGCGAAGGTCTGCCGGAACTCCATCATGCGGCCGTCGTCAATCCCGTCGAATTGGCTGAAGGTTGCGCCGGACATGATTGCCTCCCGAATGCGCTCCAGCACAAACTCGGGCGTGTCGCTCGCGGCGAAGCTCACAAGCGTCCGGTTCGGGTCCGCGTCGGGGTCGGACACGCCACGGAACATTTCTAAGAGCGGGCGGTCCCACTCGGGCGCGTGCGCTACCTGTTCGTCGGTGACGCCCTCACCGAGACAGCGAAAATCCGTATCACCCGCCGAGAGTTCCTTATCGGCGCACTCCTCGCACTTCATGCTCCCCGTCATGCGCTCCCGTTCGCCGCAACTGCGGCACATATCAGGGAAGCCCCCCGACAACTCCACGCCCTCGGTGTCCTCAATCGCCGCTACGATCCGGTCGGCCTGTTCCTTGCCGGGGTCGCCGCCCCACGTCTTATCCGAAAAGTAGCCGTTGTCAAAGTAGCACTCGTCAAAGTCGGACTCGGCGGCCGCTTCCGGCAGGTCCGACTCGTCGCACTCATGGTTGCCCTGCGCCCGGTGCCTACTATGGAAGTTGCTAATCTCCTCCCAAAACTCGACGGCAAGCGGCTCGTCGTTGGCGGCGTGGTCCTTGAGTTGGTTGGCCCGTGCCGCGCCCTCGCGTTGGTCCTCGGGGTTCGGTAAGCCCTCGGCGTCAATAAACTCCAGCACGTCATCAACGACGCCCTCCACGTCGGCGTTCGGCACAAAGTCTTCCTCAGATAGCCCGGTCCCCTCGGTGTATTTGTCGGGGATTTCGGCGAGCGTCTTGCCGTCGCCGTTGAACAGCCCGCCCATCGGCTCGTCTTGAACGCCTTCCTCGTCGCGCTCCATGTCGGCCGGGTTGCGGTAGGACTCGGCCACGTCGTCATCCTCCGGCTCGGGGAGGTCCAGCCGGCGGCGCGCCTCGGCGTTGGTCATGTAGTCCCCGATGGAATTGATGAGGTCCGCCGTCTCGCCAATATCCTCAAGCGGGTCGTCAATCGCCACGGTGACGGTCGCCGTGTGGTCAAACGGACTGTAGTCGCGGATGACCGGGCGGATGACCTTTTCCACGAACTGCGTCGAAAAGCTCCGCTGATTGGCCTTAATCGCCAACTTCAACAGCGCAAAGCGCAACTCGGCGGGCTTGCCGGACCCGAGGCCGTCCGCGCCGACGTTGCCCGCCTCAAGCGGCAAGCCGAGCGCGGTCGTGAGGTTTCGCATATCCATTTCGTGGATCGCCTGATAGTCAAAGTTCTCGGCCTCAAGCGTCTCCACGTCCACGTCTTGCCCGGTGAAGTAGGCCGTGTTGGCGTCCGTGCTATGCGGGTCAAACAGCGTCCGCACGCGCCGGAGGTCGTCGTCGCGGACGGGTGCGCCCTCCTCGCGGCCGACCTTCACGTGTCGCTGCGGGAAGCCGTGGAGTTCAATCGCGTTGTTAATCGCTTGCTCATTTTCCTTGAACGCCGTGATTTCGTCCTCGTTGCGCAGCACCTCACTAATGCCGGTTTTGTCGCGGGCGCTTTGCTTGTTGAGGACGATATTGGATAGCACGTCGGCGTTCAACGTCTGCTCTTGCCGCGTGCCGTTCTGGAGAACCTGTTGTTTCCACGCGATTATCTCGCCGCGGTCGTTGGTGACGGGGAGGACGGTCCACGGTTCGGCCGGCAGGAACTCTTTGAAATCACCGGCTTGTGTCTCGCGGAGTTCGCCAACGGCCGCGGGATACCACAGCGCGTCCGATCCGAGGTCCAACACGGTGAGGTCAAGCTTCGGGAACTGGAGTTCAAGCCATTCCTCAAGCGTCATCGGCGTGCCGTCGATCACCTCCTCGGTGTCCTCGTTATTCTCGACGTGAAGCTCCGCGCCTTCGCCGAAGTTGAGGAGCGCCTTGTAATCCATCAACTGCGCGACTTGCCCGCCGGACTCACGCATATCCTTAATGTCGCGCAAGTCCTCAAAGTCAATCTCTTGGCCGCTAAAGGAGTAGCCCGTGCCCGCCGAGGTGCTGTCGACCGCCGTCTCGGGGGCGGGGTCGTCTTGGAGCGCGCGCCGCTTGGCGCTTACCCAGTCGGTAGCAAGGCCGCCGAGGTTGCGAAAGAAACCGGCGTCGTCGTCTGACATACGCCGTTGTAAAAGCGCGCGGGCCTAAGCGTTTGGGCTATCCGTAGTACGTGGCGTAGGTGTAGACACGACAGCCATCGTTCGTACACACGTTCGTATAGTTGTCTTGCCCGCCTATCATCGTGCCCTCGCAGTCGCACGCAGGGCAACGGTGGTGCTTGTTCATACCCCACCCCACACGGTCGCCACGCCGAACGCCACGCCACACGCCACGCACATGGCGCACGCGATCCACGCGAGTAGGCGCTTACTCGTCATTGGTGTCCTCTAGACGGATGACAATCAAAACGCCCGTGAAGCCGTACAGTAGTACCATCGCTAACGCGGGCAATTTGTTGATTTCGGTAAGCGGGATGTGCGTGAACATGACGGTGAGGGCACCGCCGAGTGTTCCATTGACCCAACTAAGCACGTCCCACCCGCTCATCGTTGCCCCGCAAGCTCCTCGGCCGCACGCTCGGCGTTCTGTGCCGCGTTCGTCGCCTCCCGCGCCGCGTCCTCAATCCGGTCGAGTTGGTCTTGTACGTCGTAGTAGCCCGGCGCTTCGGCGTCAAGCGTGTCAACGACTTGCTCGGCAAGCAAGTCCCGGTTAATGTCGGCGTCGTTCTCGGGGTTCGGCGCGTCAAGTCCCGCCCGCATGATTTCGCTATACGTCCGCGGGTCGGCCTGCGCGTCGTCACGCACGGGGGCCTCAATCTTGACCGTTTTCCACTCTTTGGCGTCGTTAGTCATCCCCGATCACCGTCTCTAAGTCTTGTCTAATTGTGTCAAGCGTCGGCTCCATCCGCTCCACGACAAGCCTGCCATTCGTGCGGTCGCACATAAGCCGGACGCCGTTGCGCTCTACTATGCCAAGGTTTTCCAATCTACCTCGGTCGTAACTAAATCCGCGCTCTGTTTCACGGATTGTATCGTCGTCGTATCCCATAGTGCGTATGACCCATAGTATGCCAACCTTGTAAGTCTTGTTGTTACTGCGGCGGGTCGCGTCCGTAGAGATCCAGCGCGTGCGCCGCGTCGTCGGCCTCCCGGACGTACTCCCGCCCGCACTCGGGACACGTCCACGCCGGGGACTCGCCGCCGTCAAACGCCGCGCGCTGCGGGTCGTGCGTGTGCGTCGGCTCACACGGCTC